TGTCAGACAACGGAGAAGCATCAAGTAAAAGATTAGTTGGTATCGTATGTTCTGGATTCCTTTGCTGGACCATGTACGCAAATTCATTTACAGAAGAACATTTTGCCCCATCGGCAGTGCTTGTTCAAGCTGTAGCTGCTTTGGCGTTTGGTTGCCTAGGCCTTACATCTGCAGAAAAGATATTTAAGAAAGAGAAAACTGACTAATAGTTGGATAATTTTGTATCTCATTTTCTAGATGGGGGATGGGTAGTTTTGCTCATCGGGGCTGCTGGTATGGTGGCTCGCCTTGTCACAACTAATGAGGAACAATCTGGTTCTGAGGTGTTTAAGAAAATGATAAGCTCTATGATAGCTTCGCTTATTGCGTGGTTTGTTATGGAGCAGTTTGAGGTGGATTCTATGTATAAGGCTGTTGCGTATGGTTTAGTCGGTTTGAATAGTCCAGAAATAATACAAGGAGTATTGAAAATAAGTGGTCAATTCGCATCCGACCCTATGTCATTCATAAAAAAAGAGAAACCGAAAACAAAAAGAAAACGATGAAAAACACACTATTAATCGTATTGACTGCTATAATTCTAACTATTGCAGGTTTTGGTAAATATGTAGAATACACAATTAAAAAGACTGCAACAAGCGTTTACCAAGATAGATTAGTTCCTCAGCCTTATTTGAGCCGCAAGTTTGATTATTACGGCTCTGCAATACAAGACCAAATTAAAGTTATTAAAGGTGGCAAAATTGATTTAGTTGCTATCCAAAAAGAAAAGGAGATTACAGATACAATGTGGGCTGCTTATTTAAAGACTTACCAGACACCAGAAGAAAAAGAAGTAAGCGATAAAGCACAAATGTATATTAACGAAGCTGACAATTATTTTGCTGAAATATCGGCAGACGGCATAGTTACTGATGAAGAAGCGAGAGAAATGGATAAAAAGATATATCCCGTTTTAGAGTACGTTAATGACTTAATAGACATACAAACAACAATAGGAGCAAAGGATACTAAAGGAATGATAACTTTACTAAATAAGTTTTCTAACTTTATGATAGGAGCTATTGCCTTAGCCATTGCACTTTTAGGCTCTATTATTTACGATATATTTAAGAACAGAAAGCAGGTTGTAAAAAAATCTACAAGAAAGCCAATTAAAAAAGCTGCCGTTAAAAAGAAAAAGAAATGAGACTTATAGCAATAATATGTTTATGTTTTGCGTTAAAGGGTAAAGCCCAGTATTATGTTATGGCTGCCCCAAACGTAGCTTTTAACACACCATTAAGTGATACTAAGAATTTAATAGGCGCAACTATTGAAGTAGGAAAGTATTTTGGGAAAACAGCAGTTGGTATTAACAGTGGATGGTGGACTTTGGATAGCAAGGACTTCTATCAAGAGGTTATGGCTACATTCCCGATTTATGAAAACTTTAGTGTTAGTGCAGCAATAGGCTACTTCTATCACCATAAAGACATAACAATGGAGTATGATTTCAATTATACTATCCCAATGAAGAAAGACTACTCTTTCGTTTTAAGCTACGGAGCGCAAAGTGCATTTGGTGGAACTTTTGGAGCATACTCAATCGGTATTAATAAAGACTTAAAAATAAAGTAAAATGAAACTAGAATCGTTATCTAAAAAAATTCCTGCCAATGTAATGGAGGAAATACCTTTTATAATGGAAAAATTTGGTATTGATAATCCGTTAAAGCTATCTCATTTCCTTTCTCAGTGCGCACATGAAAGCGGTAATTTTAAATTAGTAAGAGAAAACTTAAACTATTCTGCTGATGGACTTTTGAATATTTTTGGTAAGTATTTTAAAAAAGCAGACGGTAAAACACCCGACAAAGAATTAGCTAATAAATACGCACGCCAACCTGAAAAGATAGCTAATAGAGTTTATGCTAATAGAATGGGTAATGGAGATGAAGCTAGTGGAGATGGTTGGAAATATAAGGGAGCTGGCTACATTCAGCTCACAGGCCGAGATAATTACGCAGCATTTGATAAATTTGTAGATGATGATATTATGGCCAATCCTGATTTAGTGGCTACCAAATATCCGCTTACTTCAGCAGCTTTCTTTTTCCATAAAAATAAACTATGGGATATATGTGACAAAGGCCACAGCCATGATGTAGTATTAGCAGTAACAAAAAGAGTAAATGGAGGTACCCATGGGCTTTCTGACCGACAGGAGAAATTTGATTTATTCCATAATACCTTAGCGTAATGCCAAATCAACACACAGGGCCAACAGTAAAGAATAAAGTAATCAGGGAGCTTTTATTAGAGTTCCCTAATAGTTCTAAAGCCAACTTGGGAAAGATAGCATTTGAAAGACATCCTCATTTGTTTGATAATCCAGAAGTTGCCAGAACAATGATTAGAACTATTACTGGTGCAATGGGTGGGAAAAATAGAAAACTAACAAGAAACATGATGGAACATAAACCACAATTACCTCCTTCAAATTGCAAGGAAAGAGAGTTTCAAATTCTACCTAAAGAGTGTAATAACATTCTTTGGCTTTCTGATGTTCACATACCTAACCAAGACAATGAAGCTATTGAATTAGCAGTTGAATATGGTAAAAAGAATGATGTGAATTGCATTGTTCTGGGAGGTGATATATTGGATAATACACCATTTACAAGCCATGATGCGCCACCGCCGGGCCTTGATGATGTTAGAACATGGTTTGAATATGCAAAACAATTTATAGAATACCTAAAGTTCCAGTTCCCTAAAGCCAAATTCTTTTGGATTGAGGGCAATCATGACGCATGGATTAAGCGATACTTAATAAAGAAAGCTCCTATTTTGTTTAGTGATGAGTACTATCATCTTCCACAAAGAATGAAGCTTGATGAGTTAGGTGTAAAGTTCTTTGCAGAGCACGTTGTTTTAATGGCTGGAAAATTACAGATGCACCATGGACATACAATGATTCGTGGGGTATTTGCTCCTGTAAATGCAGCTAGAGGGTTATTTTTACGTGTAAAATCAAATGCAATCATTGGCCACGTACATACCACTAGCCACCATGTTGAAAAGACATTGAAGGGTGAAACAATTGGTACATGGTCAGTCGGGTGCCTTTGTACTTTAGCGCCCGATTACGACCCACATGGTACTAAGCATAATTTAGGGTTTGCCCATATATTAGTAGAGAAAAATGGAGATTTTAAGGTAAATAACATAGCTATTCATGACGGAAGAATTATCTAAGGTAGACCATCCAGTACATTATAATGCTGGTAATATAGAATGTATAGATGCTATTGAAGAAGCAGTAAAAGGATTAGATGGGAAAGAAGCATTTGCTACTGGTAACGCAATTAAGTATCTTTGGAGATGGAAACGTAAAGGTGGGAAGGAAGATTTAAAAAAGGCAGTTTGGTATATTAACAGACTAATAAATGAGGACTAATGAAACTAACATCTACACTAAAAATATCTACCTACGGATGCAAGGTGGTACTTATTATTACAGATTCATTAATAAATGAAGCTAATAAAGTATACAAAAAGCATAAAATGGAGCAGATGTTTGAAGGAGATGCAGAAGGTACAGTTATCACCCCAGACATAGATGTCTACTACATGATTATAGAGCAAAAGTATTTAAGCCACAATACCCTATCACATGAAAACTATCACATGGTTAATGTAATAAAAAGTGACAGAGGTATTGTAGATGATGAAGCTGGAGCATGGTTATCAGGTCACATAGCAGAGTTTATCTACAAATTCATAGACAAAAAGCAACTACCAGTTAAGCACTAATAGACATCATCTTCATCTATTTTTACCAATGGGGCTTTACACATATCCTTTACAAATAAGAATAAGGCAATAAGGTAGACGGCAATAAGGATTATTTTTATCATAGTTTATGTTTTTTGTACGCATATACGTACAATTATGAGTAATAAGTGCACATTCGGTTGTGCATAAAGTGTAATAAAACGCATATACGTACTAAAAAGTGTCGTGTAAAGGACTTTAGCGACAAAAAGTGCAGTATGTTGCTCTTATAGTTTACATAAAGTAAGGGTAGTACTTTACAAAATATGTAATAAAGTTAGCCAAAGTAGGAAGTAAAATGCAGCCAAAATTAGTAGTATTACTACCATTATTTAATTTTAAATATAACTGTTGTGGCTTCTCCTTCCCCATCTTTTAACCTAATAGATTCTACGATAAGGTCTTGGTATTCTCCTTTAGGAAAAAAATAGTTAAGGTTATTACCTAACTCAATATAAGGCCCACCTGATGGGTCTACCATATTAATACTATCATCATCTGCTATACCATACCGCATCCATGAACCACCTGTCATAATAACTTCATCTCCATTATGTTCAAAGATTATCTTATCTCTGTATCTGTTATGGTAAGTTACCTTGTTGTCAGCACAATCCTTACAGTATATGTCATCTGTCATTCCTGTGTTTATTATAACTCTACAATGATGGCATAAGGTAGCACCCATGCCTCCATTAAACTTATGTATTGGTTTCTTTTTCATATTGTTTCTGGTTTATAGGTTTGGTTGTAGTATTCTTCTGCTTTAACATTTGGTTTATCAGTAATCCATAGAGGTTCATTATAAGAAGATATAATTTGGTCTTTTTCTTTCTTAAGATATTTTTCTTCTAATTCGTCAATGTGTCCTTGCGTAAGCATAATAGCTCCCATACTTATATGACATTCAGTAAAAGCTAAACTTCTTAATTCATCAATTAATTCTTGCATTGCTGTTTTCATAGGTTATTTGTTACGTTTAAATATATATGGTTTACCGCATTTATCATAATGAAACCTTTTAATTGCATTAGCGCCACCAATAAGTCCACAAACTGGACAAGTTAACTTCAATTTTTCTTTTTTTAAATTTTGTTTATGTGATTCAGTAAAAATTTTACCCTTTTTAGCATCACTCATTTTTTGTTTATGAGTTTCAGATTTTAATTTACCTTTTTTTGAATCACTTATTTTCTTTTTTACCTCATCAGTAAAATGATGTCCGGTCAATAATTGTTTATTCATTCTATTTGCAATTAAATTAGCAGCGTGTATTTGGCCATTTTTTAAATGAATTTGGTAGTGTTCATCAATACTAATACAAACCAAGTTTTCAATTGAATTATTCTTTCTATTCCCATCAATATGATGAATTTCATAGCTTCTACCGTTGTTATCAATTGGTATTTTGCCATGTTTTTTAATCCATATTTGCCTATAATTAATCATAATGCAAATATATGATTTTATTTGTTTTGGTTCTTTATTTGTTTTGGTTAAGTTGATATACTTTTTCTATTGTAAATTTGGAATAGGAATCAAAGTGATTTGCTGCAAATTCAATGGCATCTTGTTCACTATTAAATTCGTAAGCAGAACTTATAGTCATATACGACTCTAAATCATAAGCAACATAAGAGTTATCACGAAGGTCTTTAATTACATAAAATGTGTTCATAGGTTTATTGGTTTAATTGGTTTAATAAAGTACAAAGTTGATTTAATTAATTTAATTAATATTAAGTATAAATACGCAATCTTATATTGTTTCTGGTTTGTAGTTATCAATAAAATGTAAAGTTAATTAAATTAATTATTTAATATTAAGTATTTATACTGAATTTAATTAAATAATATACAATATACCATATCCAACATACTATATACTATAAATAAAGAACAAGTATAGGTAGATAGTAGTATGATATATTGAAATAAAGAATAGGTGTACTTTAGTGCAACTTTCATATTGTAGATGGGTTATAGGTATCTACATCAAAGCAGTTGGCTGGGGTTCTATGTTCATGCCTTCTACTTCTTTTCTTTCTTGGCTCATATCCCATTTCCTTAAAGTAAGTTAATATTTGAAGGTAGGTTAAGCCAATGTCTGTTACCATTACTGATATTGGTTCTTTGGAGTGGTTCTGGTCAATGTATTGTTTTTGTAGTTCTGTCATGGCTTTAGTCGTTTAGTAGTTTTTTACGTTCTTTAAGGCTTACCAAATACAATATAAAATAAAAGGTAAATAAGATTAGGAGGATTTTTTCTTTCATGTTTTATTACTGGTTTTTGTAGTCTATTTTTTGGTGGCTTTGGGTATGACCTCCAAGTTTTAACAGCGTTTTTACGGGCAATATATATCAGGTGGTTCATTACACAAATCTTTTCTTGTTCTCAATAGATTGGTAAAGTTCCTCAAGTATTTGTTCATCTGTTGGTTCCATTTGAGCAAACCACTTGATACAATTTCTAATACCATTCAAGGATATTTCATTAGGAGCAGTAGAGATACTATTCTCTAACCATTTAATCGTTGGTGTATCCATTCTTAATTCTTTTTTCAATTAATAATACAATTAGTACACAAGCTATTGTCATAAAGGCAATGAAGCCTAAAAAGATAGCTAACAATATAAATATTTTTAATGCTAACATGGTTTACTCTTTATAGTTGTTATTAAAATATTCTTCACTTGTTATTGGTGGCTCTCCCATAATCCTATTCAATCCACCAGATAAATGAGCTTTTGTTATGTGAGATTTTTCTAAATCTTTAAATATTGGTAAGGTTTCCTCCAGCCAATCACAGAAATCATTTTGGTTCATTTCTTTCTTGGCTTTAATTATAATGTCTATTGGTGTTTTCATGGTGTTTTAATTTTTATAGGTTTCGTTGTAATAATCGGGGTTGCCTCCAAATGAACGGAAATCACCTCCTTTTCTAAATGCTTGTTCTATTTGTTTCTTTTCTTTTTCAAGTAGTTCTTTTGCCTCTATCTCAAAATCTTGGTCCCACCCCCATACTTCTTTTACATATTCAATCATTTCTTGCATTGCTGTTTTCATGGTGTTTATTTATTTGGTTAAAAATTTGCATCTACGGTAAGCACGTGTACCTTACCTATCTTTTTACTTTCTATTACATCAGGTAGTTCCATACCCATTTTAATTCTATACTTAATAGCTTGCTGGGTTAATGGTTCTTCAGGGTTCTTTCTATTCTTCCTAAAACCTTCAGGGCTTACTCTTGATGCGTATTCCGATAAACTAATCTGTTTTGTGTGTTTCATTTACTTCTATTGTTTTAATTACTTTTAAAATGGGTGCAGCTTGTTTGCCATTGGCAAAGGCTTCTAAATTTTTAGTAGCTTCCTCTAAGTGTCTTGTTAATGTGCCGTATATATAGCTTCCGTCTTGGTAAATCTTATACCATACTTGCCCATTTACTTCTGTTTCTTCTAATAGTTCAAATTTTGTTGTGTTCATATTGTTTTTATTTATTTGGTGTATCAATGAATTTAACTTCCTCTCCAGCTATCATTCCATCTATAATTTCCTCTATCATTTCTCTTTGGTCAGGTCTTAATACGGATACCTTATCAGTTATTGCTGGTACACAAAAGACATCACTATTCCATTCTTCTTTTATACCACTGGTAACGTCTTGTGGTAATATTGGGTTACTTATAAAATCCCTATATATCCATTCTATTTTATCAATATAGGTTTGAAATAGCTTACTGCCTTTTGTATTGGGGTTATCCCTATTAAAGTCCTTTAAATGCTCTTGTGCCATTTTTAAGTGTTGTATAGCGGATACTATATTGGAACTTGATTTCATACTATTGAAGCAGGTTTTTTAGTGTATACTGGGGTTGGGTTATATCTTGTAAACTCTTGTGGCTTTATCCACCTATCATTGTGTAGATATTCTAACTTGCCATTTTTAATACGGGCGGTTGCGTTTCTTATTGCATCATTCATGGCAATATATTCAGCTACGCTATATACTTTTTTTGTCATGGGGTTAATGTTTTAATTTAATTAAACGAAGTTATGACTATTTTATTATAGCAAAATAAGAAATTTAATTGAATTAACATTTAATTGGCTAAATAGTTATTCCAGCTTTGCTCTTGTTTGGCTTTTAAATAGGCTATTTTAAGGGCTTCTATCTTTCCCTTAGCTGAGTATACATTTTTAACTTTACCAGCTTTAATGCGGTTATTTATGGCCTTTATTTGCATTGCTATCTTTTCGGGTGTCATGGCTTAATCTTTTTGTTGAAATTCATCAGGTAAATAAATAGCTTTACTCATGTGTAGGAAATAGAATTCGCCTTCTTGGTCGTTCTGTATTTCAGCAAAATAAACTACATTATTCACTTTGTACACTGCCTCTTGTATTCCAGTATCTTTAACGGCTATCAACTTTACTTCCTTTGGTGTTCTGCGTGGTTTTCTTAGGTCAATCATGGTTGGTTGGTTTTAATGGGTTTAATTATTGTATTCATCTCTATAATAACAAGCTATTCCAATTAATCTATTTACTAATTCTTCAGGGGTTTCCCTTGCTAACTGGATATAATCGGCTGGGCTTTCAAATTCATCACCGGCTAAGTCGATAATGGTGTCAATTACGTTTTGTCTTGTTTCGTTTGTCATGTGTGGTTGGTTTTATTTGTTTTCGTATATGTTATTTGTGTTTCTTCCTGCGTTGTGCATTAATACAATAGTGGCATGGCCATCATTTTTACTAACTTCCAATGGGTTTTCCGTTTCATAAAGGTATTCACTGGAGTAGAAGTCTATTTCCTCTCCATTATCTACCAATTCAATGGCCTTTTGTCTTGCTTCCTCGATTGTGTCGGCCTCAATTGTAAATTGTTTCCTGTTCCAAATTGTCATTTTTTCATCTAAAGTGAATTCAAATTCTTTTTTCATGGTTTAATTGGTTTAATAAGGTTAAAATTCAATATAATCTACTTTTTCATCAATAAGATTTTGCAATACTTTCATATCATTTGAAGGTAAGTTAAAAATAACTTCTTCATTGCCTTCATTCATTTGTATTTTTAATACTTCGGAAATATAATCAAGCGAATAAATATCAGTATCTTCACTTGAAAAGCTAGGGACTACATTGTTACTAATATAAGTCTTACAAGTTTCTGAAATTTCTGGGTTGTATTCTGTTGTGTATCTCATTTTAATTTAATTTAATTGTTATTTAATTGGTTTAATTGTTTTTAATATCTTCAAAATTGTTATTTGTGTATCCTGTTTCTTTACTTGTAAGGTCTGCACATACTAATAAGGTGCATAAACTGGCTAATAAAATTGCTGCGGTCATTGTCTTATGGTTTTAATGATTTAGTAAAATTAGGTTGCTGCTTTATTTAAGCAAAATAAAAAGTGTTAAAAAATACTTAAATAGTTATGGCCTTT